CCGTCGCCAACGCCAAAGACGCCGACGCGGTGATTGAAGCCGAAATCGGCCGCCGCAATCCGGCCGCGTCCTCGGAAGCGCCAAAGCCGGAAGGCAACGGCGTGGTTGAAGCGCTGGGCGGTCCCGCTCCCGATTGGGTATTGCCCGCCGCCCAGGCGCCGCAGCCCGTCACCGACTGACGCAATGACCAAAGGGCGGCTCCGGTCGCCCTTTTTCCCTTCCCTATCGAGAGGCGTCTATGCCCAAGCTCTCAAGCCTGAAGCAGTCCTACAAGGATTGGAATGAGCCGACGAAGGCCGAAAAAGACGCTTACTATCCGTCGTTGTACCTCGAAGGCAAAAGCCTCGACGCGATGGACGTTGGCAACATCCGCGCCGGCACCGAATTGACAATGGTTGCAACGGTACGGGTTTCCAGTTCCAGCGACAGCGCCAACGGCTCGCGTTCAATGCCCTTCGAAATCCTCGAAGCGGCCATGTCACCGAAGGGTGATGAAAAAGACTCCGCAAGCATCCTCTTTCCGAACGGCTAACAATGGCAGAGATTTTCAACGAGCAACGCGTTCTTGGCGTGCATATCGTCGCTGACGGAACAACGATGCACAACGGGCAGCGCGTTATAGGCATCAGCGAAGCCGGCGACGGCGTATTGTTTACTAATATGCGGCGCGTCCTGGGCGTCGAGGTGCTGACGGGCAACGAAGTCATCTATAACGAGCAGATGGTTTTGGGCGCTGTGATGATCACAGACGGCCGCACGCGCTATAATGGGATGGAGGTTGTGTCTGTCAGGGGCGGCGGTCACCCGCCCTGGATCGCTGATCCTACTCGCTACATGCCGGCGGCGACTGGTACGCGATGGCCGACCGGCAGCACTACAACCCCTTGGACCTATCAGGCGGGTCTAAACTATCAGTGCTCCAAGCTGTTCTTTGGCTCGCCGGATTATGCGACGAACGATTTCCTTATTCCGTTCGTCGGGTTCGCCTTGACCGAAGGCGGCAACGCTCCACAAGAAACGCAATCGCCCAACGCCGATATGCTGATTGATGAAGTTTTCTTCATCCACCCGGACGGCACGGAATACCCTGTCTTGTTTGGCGGCCTTGTCGCGGCGACGGTCACGGCGGCGACTGGCATTGTTTACGGCCAAGTCACGCTGCCCGCGGCGCTGCCGGCGTGGTCGATCTTTGGCATTCGCACCGTTTATCACGGCACGGTCGGAAATACCTTTGCCGCCGCTTATCGTTGCCAGCGACACCGGGGAGAAAAGTATTGGGCCGCGGGCGATCTCGCGTCAATTCGCGCACTGGCGGCGGCCAATGGGCCGTCGACGGCGGCGCTCGATAGTGACGCGCTTTACAACACGGTCGGCAACGCGACCAACTCTCAACAGATGGCCTACGGCCCTTGCATGGTCCTAGCCAAGGGATGGGACGGCCGGCCGGTTCCTCTGGTCTTGGCCGACAGCTTGCTTGAACGGCAGGAGATTGCCGCTTCTGCCGACGCTCGGCGCAATTTGGGTGTCGGTCGGCGCTGGCTCGATCAACGGGACCCTGTCCACGGCAGCATTATCCCACTGGTAATGGGTGTGCCCGGTTCGAAGTCGGCACAAGAGCTGGCAACCAATGCGCTCAAGCGTTGGGACATGATCGACGCTATCGCCACAACGTTCAACGGCGGCAAACCGATATGGACATTTGTCCTCGATTGGTCAGGTCGCAACGACACTAACGCCACCGTTGCCGCCACTTGGGCGAACGCCAAGACAGCGCTTCCCGGAACGCGCGTGCGCGGACGTTATGGCGCTGGAACGCATATCGTCGGCGTGACAATGTGGCCTACCGTTGGTTCGGGTGACTCCGGGAGAACCGTAGCGGCGTACACTGTGACAGCACAGTGGAGCACTGTGTTAGCAGCGGCAAATGCGCTTGTTCTGGCGAGCGCGGCTTACAACAAGACCATAGACGTGTTCCCCGCTTTTATGTCGGACGTTGATCCTACCAAGCCGCCAGCCGCCGAGACGTTCCCTTTGGGTCGCATAACGGGGCATCCAGGCAACCAAGACGGCGTCACGACCTGGGACACCATGCGGGTTCCCTCAAGCATACCGCAAGGCGCGCGCGTCATGTTTGAGTATCAACCGGGCTCGTTTACAAACCGGACGCTGGTCGAGAAAAAGACCGACTACGGAGACGGCACGGCAGATTTCAGGGTCGCTGAAGTCCTTGCTACCAACGTGCAGGATAACGCGCTGCTGATGGGGCACGCCTACACGGCGGCGGACTTCATCCACCCCGCGCTACATCATATCCTTAGGACTGTGAGCCGTATCCCGCAGTCTGAAAAGGCGAAATTCTATCCGTAACACCCTCGACGAGTCGCGCATAAAGGATTATTTTCCGAACGAAAGGAGAACATTCCTATGCGCGACCGTCCGAACTTCCAAGGTGATTACTTCGTTCATGCCATTGATATCAAAGCGCCATTCGATGCAAAGCCTGAAAAGGTCGCGGGTCTAGACAATGCCGGCGCCGCCCAGGCTGCTTTCGCCCAGCTCGTGAAATCGAACCCGCCCGACAGAACCATAACGCTCCGCGACGGCGCGCGCGTTATGGACGAGAAACAAGGGCGCGCCGTCTGGTGCGAGCTGATAGGCCGATGGCTCCCCGCCGACGAATAACGGCGCCGTCGCAGTTCATGCCGACAACCGTTCGCCCCGTATCCGTGGAACAACTCAGGAGGTTGTTCTATGGCGTCGGTTGTCTCGATCTGCAACCTTGCCCTCTCCAATATCGGCAAGGACAATATCAGCGATTTGAGCGAGGCGAGCGCAGAGGCCCGCGCTTGCAATCAGTTCTACGCCCAGACGCGCGACTTGTTGTTGCAGTCATTCCACTGGTCAGCGGCCGGTAAGACGGCGTCTCTGCCAGAGGTCATGAACGACAAGCCGGGCGCCTGGAAATTTGCCTATAACCGGCCGGCCGACTGCCTCAAGGTCCGGTGGATAAGGCCGCAATATGTCGCCGATCCCAACAGCGATCTTTTCGACTGCTTGCCGCTCGGTCGCGAAGATCAATTCCCCTACGAGATTGAAGGCGGAACGATCTATTGCAATCTGTCGCCCTGCCTTCTTCGCTACACTTTTCGGCTGACCGATCCCGCGAAGTTTTCGCCGTTGTTCGTTGAGGCGCTCGCTTGGCATTTGACCGTGCGTCTTGCGATGCCGCTGACGCGTGACGCCAAGGTGCGATCGGATGCAATGGCAATCGCTCGCTCCACCCAGGCCACTGCCGAAGCGGCAGATTCTGGCGAGGTGACGACGCGATACGATATCGTGAGCGAATTCGTGGCGGTGCGCGATCATGGCTGATTTCCGCGCCTATCAGCCCTCGTTCACTGCCGGGGAACTGTCCCCTGCACTCTGGGCTCGCGTCGATCTGTCGAAATACGGCAGCGGCCTGCAAACCGCCATCAACGTGTTCGTTCATCCGCACGGCGGCGTTTCTAATCGGGCCGGGCTCCAGTTTGTTCACGAGCTGAAGAACAGTGCCAATGCTGGCCGGCTGATCAAGTTTCAGTTCAATACAGAGCAGACTTATATCCTGGAGTTCGGAAACAACTATATCCGGGTGTTCCGCGACGGCGGTTTGGTTCTCTCTGGCGGCGTACCTTATGAGGTCGTTACGACATACACGGCGGCAGACGTGCAGGATCTCGTTTTTGTCCAAGAGGCTGACGTTCTTTACCTCTGCCACGTCAACCACCCTGTCAGAAAATTGGGGCGCCTCGCTGATAACAATTGGACGCTGACGGCCGTTACCTTCCTGCCGTTGATCGGCCCGCCGGCCAGCGCCCCGACCGTGACAAAGCCTGGAGATACAAGCGGTCAGCCCGGTTACGTCGCAACGACTTATCGCTATAAGGTGTCTTCCGTCGCCGATAGCGGGGAAGAAAGTCTTCCGTCAAGCGCCGGCAGCGTAGTCAACGATCTGGCAATTCAGGGCGGCAAAAACCGCGCCACCTGGGCGGCGGTTGCCGGCGCGGTGCGTTATATTGTCTACCGCGAAGACAACGGTATTTATGGTTATGTCGGCGGAACGACGGGCCTCACCTTCGATGACGAGAACATTACGCCCGATCTCGCCGACACGCCGCAATCAGCGCGCAATCCCTTCAATGCTGCCGGTAATTATCCACGATGCGTGACCTTCATCGAGCAGCGCCTTGCCTTCGCGTCGACCATCAACGACCCTCAAGCGGTATGGCTCAGCCAGAGCGCAAACTATGAAAATTTCGGCGTGTCGTCGCCGGCAAAGGCGAGCGACGCCGTGACCTTCCGCATCCGGGCAAGACAGGTCAACGAGATCCGCTCGATGATCTCGGTTCGCGGCCTGCTGCTGCTCACCTCGGGTTCGGAATGGATCGTAACGGGCGGCTCTACATCGGATGCAATCTCGCCATCCGCTATCAAGCTTGACAATCAAGGCTACCGTGGCGCCGCTAAGGTTCAGCCGATCGTCGTGGGCAATACCGTTCTCTTCCCGCAGCGCCAAGGCGGCGTTGTTCGCGATTTCTCCTATGATTATTCTCAGGATAGCTATGTCGGCAAGGATCTGACAATTCTTGCCCGTCACCTCTTTATCGGCCGGGAGATTAAAGCATGGGATTATTCCCAGGCTCCAGATTCTGTCGTTTGGGTCGTTCTTGATGACGGCGCGCTTGTATCGCTGACCTACATGAAAGAGCAGGACGTTTGGGCCTGGACGCGCCACCAGAGCGGCCCGGATGGAGAAGCTTATTTCGAAGACGTGACATGCATTGAAGAGGATGGCGAAGATGTGCCGTATTTCATCGTTCGTCGGACGAT